GTACTCAGCTAGTGCAAATTGTGACTCGCGCCGAGAGCGAGATCCTATAAAACTTAGCTTCTTGCCTGAATAGCGCAGAGCCCGTTGTAAATCGTGAACGTGTTGGCCGCAGCCGATCCTGCACGAACATTGAAGGAAAGGGTGAGATCGGCAGTGGGAAGAGAAGTCGTGAAGGAGGCTACAAGAACTTCATCAAAGTAGAATCGGCACACAGAACCATCCCACTGAATCTCATACTCGTGAGCCAGAGTGTCCATAACTCCAGCCACCGCTACGTTCGTCTGAGCTCCAGCAAGATAGGCATGGCAATTAATAGTGGTAGTGTTATCTATCTTGCAGAAGAAGATACCTTCTACAGCAGAAGCAGTAATTCCATGGGCTTCACTAACTGCCATAAGATCGGTTTTGATTCCACAAAGTCCGAACAAGAAGTCGCTTTGCGTAGCTTCTCCGAGTTTGAATTGTCCGTACAATTTGAGTGGTTTCCCTAGTTCGAGTTTAAAGGGTTCTCCAGTAACTTGACTATTTACGCCGCTAAAATCCGTTGCGGGAGTCGTTATCGTATACAACTCTCCAGGAGTAAGCGAAGGTACAATAGTAGGCGTAGAGCCGGTAACAGT